TAACACGCTCAAGATTGCCAAGTCAGAGATCGAAGGCGTGGGTATGTTTTCCGTTGAGGATGTAAAGGCCGGATTTATCTTTGCGCCTGCTCGATTAAATGACAAGCGCACTCCAGCAGGGCGCTACATCAATCATTCAGTCAACCCCAATAGCGTCTTTATTCAAGCGCCACAAGGGGATTTATACGTTCGGGCCATGCGTGATATTGCCGCCGATGAAGAGGTGACGATTAGCTATCGCCAGGCAGCACAAGTCAATGGCGCTGCCGATGAAATTGAAGCACTTAAAAAATTACTTAGGAGTCAAACAGTATGAGCGAATACACGGGCGACAATCAGCCCAGCAATAAATCACCCGATCGAGATAAGCTCTATACCCGTTGGGGCCAACTCAAGAGCGAACGCGCCTCCTGGTTATCCCATTGGAAAGAGATTAGCGACTATATGTTGCCAAGATCAGGCCGTTTCTTTATCCAAGATCGCGATAAGGGCTATCGCCGTCACAACAACATCTATGACTCAACCGGCACAAGAGCATTAAGAGTCTTGGCTGCGGGAATGATGTCAGGTATGACCAGTCCAGCACGTCCTTGGTTTAGATTGGGGATTGCTGACCATGAGTTGATGCAATACCAGCCAGTCAAGGTATGGCTCAATCAAGTAACTAATCTCATGTTGGAGATCTTCCAGCGGGGTAATACGTATCGCGCCCTTCATTCCATGTATGAAGAGTTAGGTGCATTTGGTACGTCAGCCTCAATTGTGATGGATGACTTTCAAGATGTCATTCGTCACTATCCATTAACGACAGGTGAGTTTGCTATTGCGACTGACTATCGTGGTCAAGTCAATACGATCTATCGCGAGTTCCAAAAGACAGTCCATGAAGTTGTTGGTGAGTTTGGTATCAATAACGTCAGCAACTCCGTTAAAACCATGTATGACAGGGGATCACTAGATCAGTGGATCACCATTGTTCATGCGATTGAACCAAGATCAGATCGCGATCCAAGCAAGAAGGACGCAATGAATATGGCCTACCGGTCATGCTACTTTGAGCTCAATGGTCAAAAGAATAAATACCTTTCTGAATCTGGCTTTAAACACTTTCCAGCATTAGCGCCTCGTTGGGCTACATCAGGTGGCGACATCTACGGCAATAGCCCTGGCATGGAAGCCCTGGGAGATATTAAGCAGCTCCAGCATGAGCAGTTACGCAAGGCACAAGGTATTGATTACAAGACTAAGCCGCCATTGCAAGTGCCCACATCAATGAAAAACCGCGATATTGAAACCCTGCCAGGCGGGATCTCATTCGTGGACGCTACTACCAATACGCAAGGGATTCAGACTGCATTTGAAGTCAATCTCGATTTAAGTCATCTGTTAGCAGATATTCAAGACGTGCGTGGACGTATCCAAGGATCGTTCTACGCTGACTTGTTCTTAATGTTGGCGAATCAAACCGATGCCAGGATGACTGCAACAGAGGTGGCGGAGCGCCATGAGGAAAAACTCCTAATGCTCGGCCCAGTCCTAGAGCGCTTACAAAATGAGCTGCTTGATCCATTGATTGAAATGACCTTCAATCGGATGATTGCTGCGGGTATTGTTCCGCCACCACCAGAAGAGCTGCAAGGTGCTGAGATCAATGTGGAGTTCGTATCCATGTTGGCCCAGGCACAAAGAGCAGTCGCAACGAATGGCGTAGATCGTTTCATGGGCAGTTTAGGAATGATTGCCCAGATGAAGCCAGAAGTCTTGGACAACATCGATGCCGATAAGTGGGCAGAAACCTATTCCGATATGTTGGGCGTCGATCCAGAGCTCATCGTACCAAGCGATAAGGTAGCGCTCATTCGTCAAGACAGAGCAAAGATGGCTCAACAACAAGCCAAGCAAGAAGCAATGGCACAAGGATCTCAAGTAGCTAAGAACCTTGCCGGAGCAGATACATCAGGCCAGAACGCACTCACCGATGTCATGGGAATGTTCTCTGGCTATAACCAACAACCCCAATAAAGGAGTAAGACCATGCCCTATCCATTTTTAGATACAACCAATGATTACAGCCCTATCAATGATTTGCAGGCTGTATCCCCAAGTGACTCCACTGATTTGCCTAATGGTTTATCGCGTGGAATGTTATTTACAACCTCTGGCAACGTAACTTTTATCACTGCCAAGGGCACACAAGTAACGATCCCCGTAAATACCAACTGGTTTGGCGCAGTCCAATTCATCAGAGCTAAGCGCATTTTGGCTACTGGAACAACATCTACCGGCATTTTTGCCTGCTATTAAGGATCAACCATGTCTTTAATCAATATGGCAGTCAGTAGCGATGATGATGAAGCAGCCGAGGCCATGAGTAATCCGTATGGTTATGGCCTTTGTATCCGCCTCAATCCTAAACAATGTGAAGCCTTGGGGATTACAACGCCACCAGAAGCAGTGAAAGTTCTTTCTTTGCGTGCAATGGCAACGGCAACTTCAGTGACTCAAGAAGCAGATATTGGTGAAGACGATAAGGAAGTGTATTTGGAATTGCAAATCACAGATCTTTCCATCGGCAGCGCGAGTAGTGCATCTAAGTCAGCGTCAATGTTGTATGGACCGGATGCAGACTAAGGGGCGTACACATACTTCACTGTTAAGCGCATAAATTTATCGCATGAGTGATTTTGATCCATTTGACCTAAAAGGCCAGGAGCGTAAGAAGGACGAGTCCGACGAGCGCATAAAACTGATTGTCGATCAGGAAAAAGACGATTTTAAATGGCTCATGGGTAGCAAAAGAGGTCGCCGCATTGTGTGGCGATTGCTGGAGCGTACTGGTGTGTACCGCAGTTCGTTTACAGGCAATTCAGAAACCTTCTTCCGAGAAGGCCAAAGAAATGTCGGTTTGATGCTTATGGCACAAATTAACGAGGGCAGTCCAGACCAATACGCGTTAATGCTCAAGGAGCAAAACGATGTCAGAAACAAACACGCTGATGACGGACGCCACAAATAACACTGACGGCGCTGCATCAACTGGTGCAACAGAAGCAACCACTACTACAACAGCCCACACAAGCGCTGCTGTAACGGACGCGACTGCTGCCCAACAGAGTCAACAACCGACTGAAAGTCAACCGGCTGCTGCTGCTCCACAAGACGGCACAGAAGGCAAAACCGATGGCGAACAGGCTAATGCTGGAGATCCAGTAGTACCTGAGAAGTATGAATTTAAAGCTCCCGAAGGGCGCGAGTTCGATGCACAAGTGCTAGAACAATTTTCAGAAGTCGCTAAAGAATTGAAGCTGACTCAAGAAGGTGCGCAAAAGGTTATCGACAAACTTAGCCTTGCCATTGCCGAAAAGCAAACCAATACCCTTGAAGCTGCAAAGACTGAATGGGTTAAGTCAGTTAATGCTGACAAAGAAATTGGTGGCGATAAGTTAAATGAAAACTTAGCCGTAGCGAAAAAGGCCTTAGAAACCTTTGGAACTCCTGAGTTGCGTGCGTTGCTCAATGAATCTGGTTTAGGGAATCATCCGGAGATTATTCGGGCGTTCTTTAAAGCAGGAAAAGCAATTAGTGAAGACCGCATGGTGTCAGGTGGCATCGGTGGTTTTGGAGGGGCGCGAGATCCAGCCAAGTCCCTCTATCCGAATCAATAAATAACGAAAGGAATTAACAATGGCTACTTTAGCAACCACAGCTCTAACCCTTGCGGATTGGGCGAAGCGTATTGATCCAGAAGGTCGCGTACCAGTAGTGGCAGAACTCTTGTCACAATCGAATGAGATCCTTGAAGATGCTGTATTTATGGAAGGTAACTTGCCTACTGGTCACCGCGTTGTGATCCGTACTGGTTTGCCGACTGTTTACTGGCGCGCAATTAACCAAGGTATCCCAACAAGCAAATCCACAACTGCACAAGTTGATGAATCCGTTGGTATGCTTGAGTCCTACTCTGAAGTCGATAAAGACTTGGCAGATCTGAATGGTAATACCAGCCAGTTCCGTTTGAGCGAAGACTCTGCTTTCTTGGAAGCAATGAATCAAGCCCAGGCATCAACTATGTTCTACGGTAACCCAGCAACAGATCCTAAACAGTATTTAGGTTTGGCTGCTCGTTATGGATCTATCTCTGGTGCTGGTAATAGCCAGAACATCATCGACGCTGGTGGTACATCCACTAACAACACATCGATCTATTTGGTAGTTTGGGGTGATAACACTGTTTTCTGCCCATTCCCTAAAGGATCTACTGCTGGTTTGATGCACGAAGACTTAGGTTTGAACACAGTTTGGGATACCAATGGTGGTCGTTACCAGGCTTATCGTACCCACTATCAGTGGAAAAATGGTTTGGTAGTTAAGGATTGGCGCTATGTCGTTCGTATTGCAAACATCAATACAGCGAACTTGGTGGCTCAATCTTCTGCTGCTGACTTGATCTCCTTGATGAGTCGTTCATTGGATCGTATCCCTAACTTTGGTATGGGCCGTCCAGTGTTCTACATGAACCGCACTGTTTACTCAATGCTGCGCATCCAGGCTTTGAACAAGTCTAACTACGCCTTGTCAATCGAAAAAGGTTTGACACAGTTCGGTAATGCAACTAGCTGGTTATCTTTCAACGGAGTACCTATCCGTCGTGTAGATCAGTTGCTAAACACTGAAGCACGCGTGGTTTAACCAATAACTAATTGAAAGGAATTAAAAAATGATTACTGATAACTTCCTAACCCTTTCGGGTTCTTGGGCGGGTGGTACATGGACTCCACAGACTGTAACTGGATCATCCGCTGTGCTGTCAACCAACACAGTTGATTTACTCCAAAACCGCGACATCGGCGAAGGTACTGAACTCAACTTGCGCGTTGGCGTACCAACAGCATTTACGGGCTTAACAGCTCTGACTATTGAAGTCGTTGTAGCTGACGACGCTGCATTGACTACTAACTTAACTGTTATTGGTTCATCTGGCGCTATTCCAGTTGCTTCACTGATCGCTGGTTCACGCTTTGCCGTTGGCTTAAACCCACGTATCGGTAGTAAAGGTCAACGCTATTTAGGCGTTCGCTATACACCTACTGGTACTGGTACTGCTGGCGCGTTGATTGCTGAGCTTGGCGATACAACAGTTGCAGATGGTCAGAAGTTCTACCCAGTTGGTTTTGCAGTTCTTTAATTAAGGAAAAATCATGGCGCAATACCGCGTTCTTACAAAATCTTTCATCAATGGCGATCTCTTGGAAGAGGGTGCTTTAGTCGAATTTGACGGAGAAGTATCTGACAACCTTGAATTAGTTAAGAAGGGTAAGAAGGGCGCGGATGCGCCTGATGCCGAAGTTGAGGAAATAGCTGAATCTAAGTTCAGCGATGTACCAACAGGCGTGTAATTGAAGTAGGTAAATGATCTGGGGGCAGTACGCCCCCAGTTTCTCAAAGAGAGGCGGATAAAAGCATGGCATCAGAAGTTGACATTTGTAATTTAGCATTAGGTCATCTAGGTGATTCTGCAACCGTATCTAGTTTGAACCCACCAGAAGGCAGCGCTCAAGCAGAGCATTGCTCACGGTTTTACCCAATAGCGCGTGATTCGCTCTTGGAAATGCACAACTGGGGATTTGCTACTAAGCGAATT